GACAAAATATCTGCTGACATAGCTGCAAATCCACAAACACTAACAGGCAATTACTTGACTTTAGTTTCAGAATACATCAAACCAACTTTAATTCATTATGCAATGATGTATGCTTTACCTTATTTAAGTGTTACAATTGGAAACGGTGGTGTGTACAGAAACAATCCTGAAAATGCAACAGCACTAACAGGAGAAGAAATTGATAAAATGGTAGAAAAAGAAAGGGATGCTGCTCAGTATTATTCCACAAGAATGATTGACTTTTTAAATTTTAATGCAAGTAGCATGTTTCCTGAATATTTTACAAATAGTAATGATGACATCAGTCCTGATTATTCAGATGATTTTGGCGGATGGGTTTTAACTTAAGATTATGGCGAATACAATAGGATGGGGTAAAGCAACGCAGAACAATGATAACGGTTTTGGTAAATATCAAAACACTATTGGTGCTGCTTCTATTTATGCTGAAAGCTACGCTGGAGAAACAGCAGTAGTAGGAACAAGTGCTGCTTTTAGTTATTCAGCTAGTACATTCACACAAGCAGATGCAGATCCTACACCAACTATTACAGGAACTGCTGGTGGTTTTTTCACTTCTGATGCTGGAGTTTCTTTTATAGACACCTCAACAGGTCAAATTGATTTATCTGCTTCTACTATTGCAACACACGCAATTACTTATATTGTAGATGGTGTTCAATCAACTCAAAATGTAGGCATCACAGCTATACCTTATCAATCTACTAGGTCATTTAGCTTTGATGGTACAGATGATTATTTTTACGCGCCAGTAAGCGCATTAAATTCATCAACAGTATTTAGTGTTTCTATGTGGTTTAAGTTAGCAACTAATTCGAGCATTTTAATACTTGGCGATATTATAACAACAAATCTTTCAGGTTTTTCTTTTTCCTATGATGGTTATTGGTCTACCGTTAGGTTTAGAACTATGAATGGTGCAAATTCATATACAGATTTTTCACTTTCTGGAGATACTAATTGGCATCATTTTGTAGCTGTTTTTGAGTCTGACAGCAACAAGATTTTTCACAATGGAAGTCTTGTGTCATCTAGCACAGCAGCACAAATACCAACCACAATGCCAGCTACTTTTGGAAATGATTTTAAAATTGGTTCAGATAGTTCTCCAAGCGAAGTTTTTGGAGCTGGAGACATAGATGAGGTTTCTATTTGGGATTCAGCTTTAAGCAGTGATGCAATAACAGAGATTTACAACAGTGGCGCGCCAAATGATTTAGAAAGTTTAACTAATGCGAGTTCTAGTAACCTAGTAGCTTGGTATAAAATGGGAGAATAGATGAGTACAGAATTTTACAATCGTAACTGGCGTATGCCTAAAAGCTCAAACAGTAGCAAAGTGTCAAACTATTCTATGTCATTTGATGGGAGTTCTGAATTTATAAATGTATCTAGTGGAACTTCTTTTGACTTTGGTAGTAATCCATTTTCTTTTTGCGGTTGGATTAAAAGAGCTTCAATTGGGGATTCAACAAATGTTATAATTCATTTTCAAAAAAGCGGTTCAACTCCAACTTTTCAAATTAGGCAAAATGCAAGAAACATAAAAATAGATTTTAATGTTGGGGGGGTTTGGAGCTTTATTGAAACATCTACTGATCCAGTGGGTAACGACACAGACTGGCATCATTTAATAATTACTAAAGTTGGAACATCAATGAGTATTTATTTTGATGGGGTTTTACAAAAAACAGGTGCAGTAGTAGCTACTTTAGATTCTGGTAATGGCAGCACTTTAATCGGAGCAAGAGGGGGAAATACACAAAACTGGACGGGCAAACTAGACCACTTTGCAATCTTTGACTATGCTCTTTCAGCTTCACAAGTAACAGCTTTATATGGTAGCTCCAGCACTGGAGTAGGTAACCCAATGGCAATAAGTCCAAAACCTAAAGCATACTATCCAATAGGAGATTATGCAGCATTTAACGGTTCTGAATATTTAGTGAATAATGGAGCTTTAAGTGATTATGTTTTTGATTTCATACCATCAGGAGATTATATAAATTTTGGAAAAGGAATTGGCAATAGTATTGGAGATAATTACACAGGCGGTTTAACTATTTCAGGGTGGATTAATCCTGATACTACTTCAAGTGATGATGGTGTTTTTCAGTTTGGTAATTTCACAGGGTATGAAATGGCTTTAGTTCTTAATATTAGTAAATTTATTTTTTATAATAATGGTCAGAAATTTGCAGTAAGTTACACAAACCCTAACAATGAATGGACACATTTTACTTTAACTTTTTTACCTTCTGGCTCTGTTTTTTATGTCAATGGTGTTGTGGCTGCCAACTGGACTTACACTGATTTAGATTTAAATAATTTAGATTTTATTATCGGTGCTTATTATAGTTCAGGTTATACTTTTGATGGTAAAATGTCAAATGTATCAGTATTCAACACAGCAATACCAGCAACAGGTTCTAATTCAGTAGAAACTCTTTACAATAATGGAACACCATTAAGCAATATGAGTGGCTTTACTTCTTTACAAGGGTGGTGGAAACTAGACGCATCAGCTACTTTTGATGGTAGTAACTGGTCTATCCCTGATGATAGTTCTAATTCAAATACAGGAACATCTAGCGGAATGACTGCTGCTAACTTAGTACAATCTAATCTTAATATTACAACTCCTTATTCTAGGTATGCTTTAAATTTTGACGGAACAAGTGACTATATAAATTGTGGAAACGATAGTAGTTTACAAATTACTAGTGATTTAACTGTATCTACTTGGTTTAAAATATTAAATAATAGTGGAAATAGAGCTTTAGTCACAAGAGATACTGGTAGTACACAAAGAAACTGGTCATTATATATTACAGGCACAGGAACACTTAAACTATTATTAAGAAATAATACAGATACAGGTTGGAACATTGTAGAATCTACATCTGCTTTTGATGACGGTGTATGGCATCACGCAGCTTTTGTTTATACCCCGTCTACATCATTAATATTATATGTTGATGGTATTGCTGTAAATACAAACACAACAAGTATAACTCCTTCAATAAATAATAAAACAGCAGATTTTACTATTGGAGCATATAGTCCAAATCAAGGATATACAGGAGATAGGTGGATAGGTAAAATTTCTAATCCTTCTATTTGGAACGCATCTTTAAGTTCAGCACAAATCACAGAAATTTACAATCAAGGCAAGCCATCAAATCTCAACTCTCACTCAGCGTATTCAAACTTAGTTAGCTGGTGGCAATTAGGAGAAAACAGTTCTTTTAACGGTACTAACTGGACTGTGCTAGATGAGAAAGGAACTAACAACGGCACAAGTGCAAATATGACAGAAGCAGATTTAGTTAATGGAGTTGGTACTACTGCCAATGGCTTAAGTGATGGAATGGGTGGAGCTGATAACATAGTAGGCGAAGCTCCTTACAGTACAGCAAATGCAGTTAGTTATGGAATGGGCGTAGATGCAAAATCAACATCAGTACCAAGTTAAAAATATTAAAAAATAAAAAAAATGAGACAATACGCAGTAATTAATTTAGAGAATACAGACAAAGTAATCTTTTCACAGGTTAATCAATCATCAGCTCAAACAATGAGAAGAAACTTAGCAAACACTGAGGGTTTAATTTCGTGGGGTACTGAACCGTCATTTATTACAAATGGAAGTTTACCTATTGTAGGTAGTGTGATGACACACTCAGAAGCTCTTGAATTGATGGCAACTGATGCTTGGTCAGAAGATATGCCTGAATGAGATATTCCATCAGCATATTAGGAAGGCCAAAAAAAAAAAGGAAAGGAAAGCATAGCAAAAATGCTAGCAAAGGACAAGTGGGTTATAAAAAGAAATATCGTGGACAAGGTAAATGACATAAAAATGGAGAATGAATCATTATTAATAATAATATCCTCTTTAGTAGGTGCTTTAGGGATTAAAGAAATTTGGTCTATTGTTAAGCAAAAGATTGACATAGGAGCAAAGAAAGAAGAAAGGGTAGACAATGTATTTACTGAACAGATTAAAAACCTAACTGGAAAAATCTCAGAACTAGAAAAAAAGATTGATGACTTAATCAAAGAAAACACGCATCTTAAAGTTAAGATCGTGAAAATGGAAAACCGTTTAATCTCCAACGCGAAAAAAAGAACGGCAACTAAAAGATATAAGGATGAATAGACAAATAAAAGAAATTCACATTCACTGTTCTGCAACTAGAGAAGGACAAGCAATAACAGCAGATGAAATAAGAAAGTGGCATTTAGCAAGAGGATGGTCCGACATAGGTTACCATTATATCATTGGATTTCAGCAAATAGAATTTGGAAGGCCATTAAGCAGGATTCCTGCTAGTGTTAGGGGAGCGAATAAAACAGCAGCTGCTATATGTTACATTGGGGGTCTAGATAACAACGGCAAGCCAAAAGACACAAGAACAGAAAGACAAAAAGAGCTATTAATTAAGATGATTAAACAGCTGAAGCATATTTATCCAAAAGCAGTAATAGTAGGACACCGAGATTTGAGTCCTGACAGTGATGGGGATTCAAAAGTTGAAAAGAAAGAATGGCTCAAATCTTGTCCTTGTTTTCCAGCAGAAAAATGGGGTTTTGAACTAGGTCTACAACCTAAAGGATATAAACCAAGAAGTGAAGAAGCGATTGAATATTTAAAAGATGAAAAAGCTAAAGGATAGTAAATTAGGTAAATTACTAAAAGATAAAGCTCCTAAAATATTAGATGTAGTAGGTGATTTGTTACCAGATAAGGGGGTTCTTGGTGTGTTAGGCAATTTAATTAAAAATGATAATACCCTAACATCAGAAGAAAAAAAAATGCTTCATCAGCAAGCAGTTGAATTTTACAAATTAGAAGTAGAAGATAGAGATTCAGCAAGAAATCGAGAAGTTGAAATTGCAAAAGTTAGAAAGTTTGATTTTATGTTTAATCTTACTGGATTAGTAGGTTTAGGAACATTTGTGTTTTTAGTTTATTCTATTGTATATATAACAATTCCTGAAAACAATGCTAAAACTTTTTACACTTTAATCGGTCTTGTTGAAGGAATTTCTTTAAGCATTTTTAGTTTTTACTTTGGCGGAAAGGCCTTACGTAAATAATGAAAAAACACCACGAAAGATACAAGGACAAAGGCAATCCCAGAATAAGAGTAACAGCAGATGAAATTGATGTTATTCAAAATTACAGAAGGATAAAACAAGAAGCAGACTTTAACAATGTTGATGTTGATGATATAAAACACCTGTGGGTTAAAAGTAAAGAATCCAGTTTATTTGTTAAAAATCCATCTTTTAGACTAAAGGCATATAATCAGTTTAAAGATGAT